GTAAACGAACTTCTTCTTCAAAAGTAGTTGAAACGATAGTATCTAAAGTACCTGCGTTAGTGTCAAACTGAACGCCTGCTTTTTGAGCTAGGTCTTGTGCGAAGTTAGTACCCCAACCTTTACCGGTAATTTTACCAAGTACAGAAGCATATAGGAAATCCTTGCCAAACTTAGTTAGATCTCCGCCTCGGTTTTGGAAGCTTTTCTTGCTGTTTTGCATGGCTTCCATTTCGACAGCTTTCTCGTCGAGGTCAGTCTTGTGCTGTGCTAAAATACCAGCAATGTCTGCGTCTTTAGCAGCCATTTTTGCTTCCATGTCAGCCATAAGCTGCTCAACGCCAGACTGAATACCAGTCTTAACCTTGATGTTTTGTGCTTCGATAAAAGAAGCTGCTTCAGCTGCTTCGGCTTTCTCAGCTGCTTTTTGCTCGGCTTGCTTCATTGCGATTTTAGCGGCTGTATCTTCAGCTACCTTTTTTGCAAAAGCTTCCAAGTCGATGTTTTGATTGTCCATTTTGATCTCCTGATCTGCGGAAGTAATTTCCGCGCTTTTCGGTGTGTGGTCACTAGCTACATTAGAAGTAATAACTTCGTCCTTAGCCAGAGACTGACCGGCTAGATCTACACGATTAGTGAAAGTTTTTTTGAATTCCTCGTACTCTTCAGAAGAGTCAAAAGACTTCGCGAGCGAAAAAGTAGCTGCCTGATTGCATGGTACCGATACAACTGATACCTCAAATAACTCAGCGTCCTTAATCATTAGTCCGTCGGTTTCTTTTATATAGTCAGCGTCCTTGACTCTGAAACCGACAGAAAAGGCTCCAAGAACACCGTCTTTAACAAGTTCAGCTACGTTGCCTGGGGCACTTTTGCTGATCTTACATTCTAACTCTAGGCCATTGGGTCCTGCTTTCATCCCAGTGGCTCTGCCAATTGGTCTATCATAGTCATGATTAAATAGAATAATTGGATTTAGCTCAAAATTCTTTAAGCCCCCTTTTTGCCAAGCCTCTGCTGATATTGTATCGCCTGCGCGATCAAAGTCTGCAGTACTTGCCATACCACGAATCATCACAGAACCGTCATCAGCCTGTTCAGATTTAAATGTGGATGTAAGATTAAAAATCTTATCCATCTTTCTTCTCCACTTCAACTTTAGCAGGTGCAGGTACTGGTACAGGCTTTTCAACAGGTACTGGCTTTTCAACAGGTACTGGCTTTTCAACAGGTACAGGTTGCACAGGTGCTTTTATTTCTGCAGGCTTTACTGCAGGCTTTACTTTGGGGATAAATAGGTGTTTTACTGCAGGCCCAAACTGAGGGCTGATCCTTAATGCGTGTATTGCACCATCGTAACCTCCAAAAATCTCATTAAGAGTAGCGCCTAAAATAGGAGCACTCCCACGGCAATCTCTATATTGATCAACAGTAAGAATATCACCTTTTTCCAGGAAAAACTTTGACAACTGTTTCAATGCCTTGTTAATTTTTACTTTATTCGCCATCTTCAGTCTCCTCAACTGGTCTGCCGCCCTGACTAGGGTCGACTGCGGAACCTGCTATATTAGCAGGGACTCGAATTTCTGTAGTGCCTTCTATTTCAGGAAACCCTAGTCTATCTCGGGCTTCTGCGGCAGTAATGATTCCTCCATTTACTAATGAAGTATAATAAGCAGAGGCATCACTTAGCTCAGGTGCCAAAGCAGGTATATCGGTAATATTTTCAACACACTCAAAACCATAGAATCGAGTCATTGCAAAATTAATTTTTCGAACTATAGGAAGTATAGTCTCAAGATAATAAAGTCGTAAATTTGGACGAATGTTAGCATTATTACCAGAGTCCAAAAGAATTGGTGGAATACCAAGCGCTTTCAAAATGATCTTTTCATTTTCCATAATTGCATTTTGAAAATCTAAATCTTTAAAACTTACATTTGAAATCGCATCTACTTCAATACCACCATCTAATATAAGAGGCCGTCGCCCACCAGCATCTGGTTTATACCGAGCTTGCCAAGATACGATCATACGCTCTTTGATTTTATCTGAAAGAGTGTTAGGTGATTTAAGTACTAAACCTGGAACTGCGCCGTTCTTAAAAAAGTTATCTTGAAACTTACGCATAGATGAAATCAGATTCATTGTACGGGCTGCAGGACTTAACCTAGGGACTCCTCGGTAAATAGAATGAAAAGAGTTTTCTTTAACATGTATAATTTCATTCGGCCCAAAATCAACATCATTTAAAGTATATTTTTCAATATAGGTTGCTTCGTCTGCATGAATTATAACTTTCTCCGCAGGAAGGTGATACATATGAGCACCGTCGTAGTATATAAAGATGTTGCCATCAATAAGAAAATCTGTGATTAAGTTTCTGCGGAAGGTGTTAATATCTTGATAAGGGTTAGGCTCACGATTAAGAAGGGCTTCTACTTTAGTTCTTTTTATACCCTTTATGACACCTTTAGTGCTAGTATTTGGTTTAACAGTGGTAGGAATTTCAGCGCAGTCATCTACAATCATATTCACGCCTCGATTAACTATCTCCAGCTCTTCGTAAGCCCGAGTATAGCTAAGGGTGTGTTCCCGAGAGCCTTCTACCACCCCTACATCAAACTGTTGGGCCGGGTTCAACTTCTCTTCGGTTCTGCCTAAATATTTATCGTACCAAGCCATGTTTTTCTCTTTGAATCTCTACCCAACGCATTTGCTTTTTCGCAGTACCTAACGAAGGGTCTTTACCATAAATTGAGTGAAGTTTTAAATGGTGAGTATGGCACAACGTGACCGTATCGTTGTATAGCTCAGCATGGTGCTCTTCTATAAAATCATCCCGAAGTGCTTGTATATACTCCGGGTTATGTTTGTTCTTTGTTAGCCACTGGTTTAACAAGGGTGTTAAACTGTAAAAGTGGTGAAAATCAAGCTGTTCTGTCTCATTACAAATCTCGCAAGCGGTTCCTTTATTATACCTAGATTTTGCTTTGTCTCGTACATACTTTACAACATCACGTTTTAACTTAGGCATTTTGGTTCGGGCTCTTGATTTTTCATTAGAAGAATTATATCTACTTTAGGGTGTCTTGTCAATAACTATTTTTCAGCAGGTGTCGCTAGAAGGACACATTAGAAGTAATAAACGAATACAGTGCGTATCGAATTGCATCACTCATATGCGATGCCATGTTGTGTTTTGGTTTTTCCCTTGCAAGGTTAGGATTTGGGTCCCATTGATAAGAATCTAGAGCTGTTAGCGTATGACTGCATTGCTGATCTACAAACAGTTTATTATTGTCAACTATACTTGCAACGTGCCCTATGCCATCTAATACAGACTTTTTAGCGTTAATAGTGGATATGTCATAGTTTTGTGCAAAGTCAAATCGTGTTTGCTGGGCTGCAGAGTCGATGTATATAAAGTCAATATCCCATCTTTGTATAAGTTTTTGTATCTCTGCTGCATGCTGTTCAGTAGTTCTTTCATTGTTGAGATATTCATCCACTAAGTAAAACTTATCCTCGTCCCAGTCGTAGGCAATTACACACATTGCGGTAGGGTCTTTAAAACCTACGTCCAGCCCTGCGAATACATCCATTTTCTTAGCATCAAATTGAGATAAGTCCAACACGTTTTCTTCAAAGTTAAACGACCATATTTGCCCTTCATAAGTATTAAAGTCAGCTTCATACTCTTGCTTAAACTCGGCTTCAGACATAGACTTACGAGCCTCTAAAATATCGCTTTCTGACATACGAGGATTATCTTTATATGTTGCTCTAATGGATGCCCACTCTTGAAACTCGTCAGAAAACCCGCGATAAAAGAACTCAGAGAACCAGTTGTTACGACCCCGTGGCGTAGATATAAATAAGGCTTTTGAATTTGGTTTATCTAGTGTTGGCCTTAGTGCCACGTTGAAGGCGTCTTTCCCATCTGCGAGTGCTGCTTCGTCAAATATAATTAGATCATAAGATCTTCCTACACAAGAGTCAACTTGATTCACAGAACCCATACGTATAGTAGACCCATTAGATATTTCAATAACCTTATCTTTAGCATTATCTTTAGTAACTTCTAGGTCAAAATGCTTGATCAGGTTCCTTTGTAAGTCAAAAGAAATCTGAGACAAAGCATAGTTGGGGGACATAATGAGGATATTGGAACCAGGTACTAGAGACACTAGCTGTCCAATTATATTAGCTATATAAGTTTTACCCTGCCTGCGGGATACAGCGGCACAGATAAACCTATACTTTGGATTGTTGATGGCATTAATAATAGCCATTTGGGAGGGCAGAGCCTCAATGCCCAGCAAGTCCAAATATGGAGGTACTGGGAGTTTTAAGAACCTTGTCTCAGATTGTAAATCGTAAATTTTGTCAGAGAGTATATCTCTCCTACTTATTTCTACTGCCATGCTTTTCTCTTATTTTGTAGAGTCTGCTACTTGTTTTGCTTTGCCAAAGTTTAGTGCAAAGAGATCAACAAACTTATATACTTTAGCAAAAAACTCATCATCTTTAGGGGTTTCAGTTGTCGCAGCTATTGCTGAACAAACTGTTACAATTACCGGTATGGCCTGAACATATACAAAAACTGTGTTTAATAAATCCATTATTTCTTTCCCCCTATTGCATCTGCGGCAAAGAATGCCGATACTAGTACTGCTATGGAAGCGAAGTAAGTAGGTGCAATATCAGCAATTAAGTTTGCTGCTTTATCTAGTCCTAGAAAAGAGGTTAAGAAGATACCCGAAGGGTACAGTAAGAGACCTGCTAAAGAAAACCAAGCCATCTTACGAATAGCGTCTCTTTGAGCGTCTTTGTCTTCTAGCTCCCTGCGTTTAAATTCTAGATACATCTTTTGTTCTTCTTCCGTTACACACCCGTCGCCGTTTGTGTCTGCTGGATGAAACCCTGTTTTTTCGTCTACCATTTTACTTTATTCGCCCAATATGCTGCCGACATCTTGCCTTTAGCTATATTCTTCGCGTGTCTAGCCTTAAAACTTTTACGCTTTGCTTTCATCGCTGCAGACTCACCGGCCTTCGGCTTCCCTGCCGTTGAAGCTCCTTGCTGGCCAAACCTTATTGTCTTCACTTTGGTGCCTACTCTGGCTACTACAATATGAGACTTCTTTGCGTGTCCGGGCGTACGTTTAGGCTTATTGTAGCCTGATACTTTTGCTCTTTTTAATCTGGAGTCTTTCTTCTTTCGCTTTACTGCCATTTTAAAATATAAGTTGTAGTACTAAGATAAGTACGCCGCCTTCGACCATATGTATCGCCCATTCGGGTATGCCTGTGGACAGAACTTGTTTCATGTATACAGCATATATCTCATTAATCTTCTGCATTATCCCACTCCTTTATTTTGGTATAGCTACCAAAACGTCCTTGATCCATGGTCAATAGCTTTTCAACACATTCGCAAGGGTCACATTTACATTCTGTACATTCGCAAGTACCTTCTTTTAAAGAAGCCAGCGCTTCTTCTTTTGTATCAAAGGCTTGTATATCTTTACCTTCTTCTTTAAGATACCAGCTGTTCCTTTTTTGATATATCATTTCTTAGCCCTCCTACGGCGTTTATTATCTGCCGCTCTTTGTCCTCGCTTTGGTAGCTTTCTTTTTTTTGGCTTTTTCATACTATCTCCTATTTAGAGCATACCAACAACCGATACTATTGCAAAAAATACTAACGGTATTGTTACTGCCACTACTGAGCCCCACGTGAGCCATTGAACTATAAGTTTTATATTTTGAGCTCTCTTATATATTTTTGCTTTCGCAGCAGCTTCTCTCTGTCTTTTTCTATCGGACTGAAACTGAAGCCATGCATCCCACATACCAGGATCGCCTGCGTAAATCATGTACTCTTTTAGCCACTCTTCTTCTTTCTTTAGTTTTTGTAGTTCCATAAACGCTGAAAGCTCGTCGCCCTTACCACCTTGTTTTGCTTTTTTTGCTATTATTGACTTGTTATCAAAATAAGACCCTACAGTGTCAGCAACTTCATATATTTCCTTACCATTAGTAAGTGCTTCCTTTATAATACCGAAAGCAGCATTAGCTGCGGCTATCTCTAGTAACATCAGGCTCCCATATTAAGAAGTGCTGCTATTACTCCTGCTAGGAACATTATAATGGTTCCACCTACTGATAACATACGACTGTCCATCTTTTGTAGTGCTTTGTCTATTGTATCTAGTCTTGTAAAGGTAGTCTTCCATCTTTCTTCGCACTGAGCTTCATGAATCGCTAAGTCTGAAGCGACATGATCAATTTGACGAACAGAATTATGAAACCGCGCAGTGGTCTCAGCGCTCCAGTTAACATCTGCGGGGGTTTGAGTATTACGTTCCGTCGGTTCCATTAAGTAGTTTTTCCATTAGCTTACCATAGTTACCTTGACCGAAAGGCACAGCTTCATTAATCTGTACGTTCGTTTGGTTCTTTATGTTTCCGCTCTCAGCTTTAGCAAGATCAGCTTGTGCTTTAATCTCGTCAATTCGCATTTTATGTGCCATTTGTAGTAAGTCAGCTAAGTCCTTGCTAGAGTATACGCCAGATTCCTGGGCTTCTTCTAGCTTGGATGCGATCATTGCATCTAACAAAGAACCTATGTTATTTTTGTTGCGATAACCTAGGTCTAAATAAACAGTGTCAATGTACTTCTTAACTTCACGTTTGTTTAAAAGATCTACGACTTCTTTTTCGCCAACTTGTAGATGTTCACACACTCCTCGGATATTTCCGAACTGTAAGTATGAATTCGCTATCTCCAAGCCTTCGGGTGATATTGTGGTTAATTCTTTTGTCATGTTAGAGAGTATACTCAATTAGAGGTAGTTTGTCAAGACTTATTTTTAATAGGTCTGTTTATAAATAGGTCACTAAAGTATATAGAAATTAGCTAGGTTCTGTAGGCCATGCAATACCCTCTATATCTGTAACAGACGAGTTTGATGCTGGTACATTACGTAGCCCTGTTCGATAAGTAGCCCACTCTGCTTTTTTAGAATCAGAAACAGGGCTGTCAGCAGATTGGGTCCAGTCACACATTCCTAGACGTCCATCTCGATCCCTACGGACTTCAATCCAAAAATTAGTTGAATTAAATACCCAAGCATTATTAGTCCAATCTTGGTAACCGGTAGTGCGAGCCTCTCGTGTAGCCCAGGTACCGTTGACTCGATACTGAGTTTGTATAAGTGTAAGAGGATCTGCATTGTCTGCTACCTGTACAGCTGTTAAGCCGTGGTAGACCTCTCCTTCAGTATAGTCGTCGTCTGCCGCCATACTTACTACGCTTTGAACTTCTCCATTATTGGCTACTAAAGCCCATTGACATGCCATGTTGTTCTCCTTTTAGTTAGGGTTGTATACAAGAGCCCAAGGGAAGGTTCCGGCATAGTTAGATTGAAGGCTGCCGCCCGAGCTTACCAGATTAGAAACCTCTATAGTACCATTACTGGGTTTAAATGTATATAAGTAGTTTAATACCCAAGAAGGAAAAACATATACTTGGGGTTGTATATAAAGTAGGGTTGCATCGACTACTGCATATATTCTATTGTATGACAACCCCGAAGGAATTGAAAGCGTAGTAATACTGTTAGGAGTTGCAACTCCTTGCGCTATTATTTTAACATGAGTACTTCTTGTTGCTGAGAATAGTATGGAGGTGCCTGTTGCATCGAATACATCCATTCCATACTCTCCAGAACTAGGGGTTGCGCTAATAGCAGTATCCTGCCTTCTTACTTTTGCTGTTGTAACTCCGGTGGTGTACTGAGTAAAGTAGTTCTGGGAAGAGCTTCCTACAAAATTATTATTCTGATCGATACCAATAACTTGATCAATAGTAGTACTAGTAGGCCTACACAGTACTAGGTCTCCCGTTTGAGTTCCCGACGGAGGATAAGGTTGATTAGTATATGCATGAGCAGTCTCTCCGGTAAAAAAAGTATTAGGTGCTGTATCATTACTATCTAGCATAGTTCTGCCATTATCGTTAAATATTTGTAAGCCGTAAGCCATCTTTAAGTCCTATATACGTAGTACTTTATATTATTATATGAGCCGCCGGTTATTCTTAGATTATTAGTACTTTTTGTATAGTATACATCTGGTCCTGCGCTGCTATAGGTAAAGATAAAAGGAATACTTCCTAGCAATACTGTCCAAGAATCATTATTTGCCATCCCAGGAATGGTTATATCAATATAACCACCAGACAGATTAATAGTACCAGCTTGAACAAATCGAGCTAGGCGGTCTACATAATCAATTGTTAAAGCGCCTGACGCGTTGTATATTTGCATACCGTATGCCATTAAAATTTCTCCTTAGATGTTGCCAAGTATATACTAGCTCACCTTGCATGTCAAGAAATATTTTCAAGAGGTCTATTTAAAAGTGTATCGTATCTCAGTCTCTAGCCCGTTTTTGCTAAAGTCTTTCGTACTCTCCAGTTTACCTTTTAAGGTCCAGCCGCCTTTTTTGAACTTATAGCCCGCTTCGGCACTACCATCTCCAACTTCTGCATAATAATTTTTTGAGAACTTGTATCCGACTCGTGTAAACGAAGACGTCTTCGCAACGGGGTCTTCCAGAAGGGACTTGTACTTATACTCCAGGTAAGGTTCGGCGTCTGTTGTGGTTGCAAACAGTACGGTAGCCGCTAAAAAATAAACCATTAGCTGCCAAGGTCCCCATAAGTGTTTCATAATCGACTCCCTAAGAGAAAGGAGTCAAATACCTGTTTGCCTAGAGAAGGGTGTACACAGTTTCTTAGTACTTGACAAGGGTCATGATTGGTACCGTAGTATAGTTTTTCGTCAAAATGAATATCTAACCAGTCTTGAAGCATTTTCTTTCCTTTTAAGTTCTGTACATTTATAAAGTTAGTAGGTCGTGCTACATCTTCTGCTACTATGGGGAAATTGGACCAGAAGTAATGACGTCCGACAACACAAGTGGGTGGTATTAAGGGGGTGTAGTAAGGTTTTACATTTTCAACCACCCAATACCCTTTGTAATATGTTTGGAGAAATATAATTTGTTGATATAAGTCCATCTCTGGGTACTTGGGGGCGGTTCTTTTGTTTGCTCTTGCCATTGCACTGTGAGATTGACA